GCAGGGGCAATCGCCCTCCGCCCCTCAAGCCAGTAAACCGGCCCTTGCCCTACCGAACTTCCTTCCGAACCTTCTTCCGGCCCTTCTTGTGACGCGCCATTGAAAGTCCCTCCTTTCTGCGCCCTGTCACTTCATGACAAGGACGCATAGATACGGCGTAACGGTAGTAGCCGCTTGAACAAAGAAGTTATTGAGATCGGTTGTCATCCCGCCAGACATGCTCTGCCCGCTCCACGCCGATGCACCCGCAGTAAGTTCTAAACCTACGCCGACAGGTGGTGTAGCCGTGACGTTAAGAGTCTTGTCCCCAACGTAGATGACCGTAGCCCCATTGCCCACTTCCCCAGTCATGAACATGACCGTAGCCGATTGGTCAATGGAGTCAGTGGAGCGATTAGCCGCAAAGTAGGTAGTGGCGAGGGTCCACAAGCTCGTCGCAACGGTAGGCACCGTCAGCGTTGCGGCCCAGTAGTTTAGTGTGTTGACAGGCATGGAGGCCTACTCCATTCTTAACCAATCTGCCAGTATGCAGTCCCATCCCCAATCAAACGAGCATATTGGCCCGCAGTCAGGGTAAGGGAAGCCACACCGTTGACGTTCCCAGAAACCGGAGTAACCGTCGTGGAGGACGTGAGACTTCTGATAGCAACCTCTTGCCCAGCAGGCCAAGTGGTCGCTGCCGGAAGAGTGATTGTAACAGCGCCAGCAAGGATAGCCTTAGCAGACGTGGAAGCTGTGTAAGCCGCTCCAGCCGTGTATAGCTGATACGACCGGGCCAATACGGAGAAGGTCGGGGTGACTCCGCTAGCAATGGTGGTGACGGCCCACAAAAGAGGATCGCCCGCCGCCATCGTTGGGTTCGTGTTGACAACCCAATCTCCGACATTGAAGAAGTCAGCGGTCGAGGGCAGATCCGCTGCCCCCGCCGTGACGAAATAGACCGCCTGTTGGTTGATGTTCCAAACTTTTGCTTGCTGTAAGGCCATGATGTGTTCTCCGTTGAATAAGAACCTAAGTCCTTACTTATGGGTTAAGTGGTAGTTCGTTCCGTCCGAAAGCACCCCAGCGTCAGTCGCCGTAATGGTGACGGTAGCGGTGCCGTTGATGTTGCCGGAAGCGGGAGCGATGGTGAAGGTCACGCCAGCATCGTTAAGCAGCGTAACGAACTCGATACCGACCGGGTAGGCCGAAGGGGCCAGCAGTGTGACTGTCCCGGCTGTGCCGATCTGGAGATACCGATCCGTGGCAGCAACCGTGACAGGAGCGCCAACGGCGCGATACGCACCATTGCCCGTGTTGGGCGTGAGGTTATACCAAGTCCTGTTCACCAGAGCGCCGTAGAGGGTTGCCTGATTTCCCCCGTAGCCCAAAGGCAGGGGATCGGTCAACGTGTCGCCCGAAGCCGCAACCACAGACACAGCGTACTGGGTAGCGGTCGGTGACAAGCCGTTGCGAATCGTGAGCATGAAGCCGTCGCCGATACCGGGGGATGTGCCCGGCGTGCCAATCGGAGTCGGCAAGCCAGGAGGGATAGCAGGCAGCGTGATGGTTGTAGTCGCCGTGGGCACGATGAGCAGAAAGCGCGGAGGTGCCGTTTGGCCTGGGCCAGTGCCCAGAGTAAAGGCAGCAGTCGAAAGAGTCTGAGACTCGATTCCGTAAGATACAGCGTTAAACATATTATTTCTCCTTTTTCCTTCCTGTATCCCTAGAGAAGCACTGGTCCTACGATTTTCCCGCAGCAGCGAGGAGACGGGACAATCAGATTTCCAGCAAAGAGGAACTGACCGGCGATGTCGATGGAGTTTTGTGCTTCCTTGAAGCCGGTGAACCCAAACTGGAACTTCTTGTTCTCGCTGATGTACAGTTCCAAGTAGTTCGTGTTGAGCAGGAGCAGCAGCCCGTTGGTGCCGTCTGAGGGGATGTACTTGTCGATGACGACTTCGGCGGCGTTAAACCGGAACGCCTGGAAGCCCACCTTGCCGACGTCGCTCTGACCGTCGTTGTAGCGCTGTTGGGGCTGGAGGGTGTTCCATATCTTGTTGTAGGCCGTCTGCGTGCCAACAAGCAGGTCTGGGTAGTCGTTGCCGAACCACGCAGCACCGTAGACCGTGTTCACGTCGATCAGCGAGTACGCGCTGTATCCACGGATCGTGTAGGCGTTGGCCCCAGCGACCGCAGCGATAGGCGTAATGCCGCTGGTGAAGCTGTACGCGCCCGACGCGAACAGATCGGTACGGGTGATACCACCAATGGAGAGGAAGCTCTTCGTCTGGTCGGTGGCCGACGAATAAGAGCCGCTGGAATTGCCGTCGTCAACCCAAGCCAGCAAGCCGTCCGTCGACTTGGTGCCTGACAGGGCTCCGGTGAAAGGCGGCGATACGGAACTCTGACCGTCCTGGTACAGACCAGTCGCAATCAGTTTCGCCATCTTCATCGAGGCGTTTGCGAACTTGGACTCCACGATGGAGAACGCTGCCTGCGGGCCACGGTTCAAAACGTCATCTATTCCAAACAGCGTGACATTGACGTAGCTGGTCTTCATGTTGACCGTGAAGGCCGTGTCCGTGGTGACGTAGCTGATGTTGAAGGTGTCGCCCTTCGAGAACCAGTCGCCGTTCAGTTCGCTGTAGATTATCGGCCTTTGGATGAATGTGCCCCCGGAGAAGCGCATACGCCGACGATTGAGCAGTCGTGTGAAGAGCGGCGACTGTTTGAAGATCACATCAGTCGTCCTCTCCACAATATACTGCTCAGTAAATGCAGTGAGGTCGCTTAATTGCAGTGCCATAGACAATCCTTCGTTAGTCCAAATCGGCGGCTATGGCACTACGCTCTACTATTTGAGCTTAGCGGCCAGCCGCGTTCTTGTTGAATTCTCTCGCCGCGTAGGCGGCGATTCCGCCGTCGCCAAGTGGGACTTCGGGAGCCCCGCTTGAATCATCCCGCTTTTCCATCCCGAGCAACTTCTTCTGGAGCGGACCCATTGTAGGGCCTTCCATGTCGGTTGGGCTTCCAGAGCCTTGCGGCCCCATCCCAGCCACTCGCGCCAGCCGCTCGTCTGCCGCTTTCTTCTCTGCGACAAGAGCGTCATCCTTTTCCTTCAGCTTCGCGTCGTAGTCAGCCTTCATCTTGTCGATCCGCTTGGAAGCTACATACTTGTCGTTGTAGAAACCCCTCAAATCGACCGTTCCGGCCTCGTTCGCCGCCTTCAGGAACTCTTCGGGATCGAACATTTCCCCGAATTCCTGTTGATGCTTCGAGTTCAGGTAAGGAACCTCCAGTGCCGCCTTCGCCGTATAGGCGTTCAGGTTCCTAGTCCACTGTTCAAATCCCTTAACCTTCTCATCAAAAACATCAGTTTTGACTAGCTTGGTGGGGTCGATCCCCGTTTTCTTCAGCCACTCGTTGCCGAAGCGTTCCACGTCTTCAAATGACATATCCCCTCCCAGTGCAATTCGGCTTTCCAGGTCGGCCTTTTCTGTTTCCAGAGTTTCGAGCCGTGTCTGCTTTTCTCGTTCCGCCTTGGTCATCTTAGCTTCGGGGTCCCAGTTTGCGGTGCGCCAATCGCGCCAGCCCTGAAGCTCCTCTAGCTCTGTTCGGTGTTCGTCAAGCTTTCTTGAGTAGTCGTCCTGACGAAGCCCGAACTCCATGACCTTGGGGTTCTTTTCTGCCAACTGGGTGAAGAGGGTTTTGTCTTCATCGTTCCCAAACGTTTCAAGCAGCGCGTCAAACGCACTGCTCGTTTTCTTAGCCATAGCGCGTCCCTTCCAGCCAGAAGGTTATGCGCCCATTGCTTCAGGGCCTTCCGGCATCGCCATCGCGGTTTGCGCCGGTTCCGACCCAGTGGACATTGGGCTCCCCTGGCCTTGTAAACTCTGCTGTGCTTCTTTCTCGATCATCTTCATCATGCCCGCCGCCCTTGTCACTATTGGCATCAGCGCGGGCTTCTCAATCGACAACACCTTCGCCACGTCCATCATGTCCTTTGAAATGGACTGCATCTTTTGCAGAACAAATTGCATGGACGCCTGGGGACCGGACGCACCGCCAGCCCCCGCACTCTGTTGAGCCGCACCTTCGGCGTATCGCTGGAGTGGGGGAGCCTGCTGCTGGGTCACATCAGGGGAAAGAGGAGGGGTGGCTGTGGTGGCCATAAACGCCTAACCTACTTCGATTGTTTCACCGCACGGTCGCTCATCGGAGTTTTGAACGACGTAAAACCTTTGGTCGGCGTGTGGTCCAAAGGAGCTTCTGAGCCGGAAAGTTGGAACGTCCCGGCCTTTTCTCCCTTATTGAATTGCTGCAACGGAACGGGCGTGCGAGAGATCGGGGCATGGGAGCCAAGCAACTGCTCTTCAGGAGTCCCCGTCTTGCCATCGGGCTCGACATTCAGCGGAAAGTTCTTCTGAAGCGAGGCTTCTGTTCCGATAAGTTGTTTTTCCATATGGTTCTCTCTTATGGCAGGCGCAGAGGGTAGTGTCCAAGCGGTTCTGCCTGTTCTCCACTACCCCCTATCGGCGTTGAGTTACGCGCGCTTGTGCCCGCGCTTCGCCTTGCGGCCCTTTTTACGTGCCATAATGTAGATCCCCCTTTCTCAGTTTTGGCTGGAGTCCCAACCGTTACTAATAAATCGGCTAAGGGGGTTAGACTGGTGCGCCCAGAAGGAGTCGAACCTTCAATCTACTGATTAAGAGTCAGTTGCTTTATCCAATTGAGCCATGGGCGCACACTTCAGACGTTCCCCGTCTTCTGGCCACCCGTCATCTTGGGAGCGGACTGCCCTGACGGCTTAGGCGCTTTGGCCCCAATACCCATCTCATGTTCCTGCTTGAGCATTTCCATAAGCTGTTTCGGGTTGAGTTCCAAAACGCTCCACAGATATTGCAGGGGCAGTAGGCCCTTTGCGGCCATATTGATGGCGGTCTGTTTTTCACGGTCACGGCTAGATCCTAACAGCGATCCCGGCGTAATCATCATCGAGAAGTTCTTCCAGTGATCTTCGCGGGTTACGTGGTCAGGAATGAGATTTGGCCCTTCGTAGTTGAAGTCCTCCAGGCTGATCCCGTCTTTCCCTAAGAGTCGCAACCGCATGGGCAACTCGAAGTATTGGAAAACGTTGGACATAGCCTGTACGCCCACATCACGCAGGAACAATTCCCCGTAACGGGATTCCAATTGAGTTGGGGTGTTCAACATTTCCCGCATCTGTTCGATGGTGTCGCCGCCTGGAACTTGCTTTTTCTTCCCAAGTGCCCCTGGATCGACAATCCCGGCAAGGCGGTCAAACTCCATCGACAGGTATTGGTGGGCCTGCATCACCCACGCGGGGATCTCTGGGGGAGCTATGTACCTCACGTCCGTCTGCGGGTTGCTGTTTGGCAGCATGTAGAGCCTCGCCCCTGGCATGTCGGGGTAGAACTCCCGCCACGTTGCCTGGGGCACAGCACCCGCCTTGGTGACAACCGTAGGATTGAGAGCCCGCCGCACCATATCCAGGATGCCAGCGATGATCTCATTCATCCCCTCGTTAAGAGGTATCAGGTCTCGATACTTTGACAGCCCCCAGAAGGACCACGGGACTGGATTGAGTCGCAGCGTAGCGAAGGGGAACAGCCCATGCCAGAACGGGGCAGGCCCATCGTACATCAGCCTACGGCCCGCAAACACCAGGAGCCGTTTACGTGGATACAGACGCTCTCCGGGGTTGACCCAGTACCACCAGTTGTAAAGGTTAAGCGGCAGATAGGGGTGCCGCATCAAGACCTTATTCTTGGATTCGTTCACCTGCGGGTCATCGACGTAGTACTCTTGCATTTCCAATGATTTGAAAACGCTGGTGCCAATATCCCCCGATCCTATGCGAATCCCAACAGAGCGCCGCATTGCTGGCGATAAGCGCTCCCAAGTGTACTCTGGATATTCTTTAGGCCGCGCGAACTGCGCCGCTCCGCCCGCGCCCTGTTCTACGTCGGACAGTTCTTTTTCAATTCCAGCGCAGCCGTAAGGAAACTTGTTCCTGAAATATGACAGGGCTTTCCACGTCTTGTAGAGAATGGCTGTGGAATTCTGTAAATGGAATCCAGGCTGGATCGGGAATACAGAATCCGGCCCACAGGAAATAGCCTGCATCATCCCTGGAGACGCCGCGCCAATCTTCCAGAACCCTGTCCCGTTCAATTTGGTGATGTCGTTGACGCGGATGAATTCAGCATCCATGTCTCTTGTCAGCCACTCTGAGCGGATGACCTTAGAAACGATGTCTGCATCCCCTTTGTAGGCGTCAATTTTGGTAGAGATGTCTATCGTAGGACGGGTTTGGGTAAGGAGGGAAAGGTCGGTAATGCGAGAATTGTTGAGGCGATTGTCGAAAACCTTTGACTTGTACTTCGCTCTGCGGCGATCCCAATACTCACCGCCTAGCGCCCGCATGTACCTAGCAGCAGCTTCCTTTTCTGGGTTCAGGTCTGCTGTTTTGTAGGCTTCCTCTTTTGCGGATTCGCGCCAATGCTCTAACCCTGACAGGTACTTCTGCCTGTCCTCGCCCTGATTCCCGGTGGCATAATGCGCGTTCTCACCCTCTGAGTCAGAGCCGTAATGTGGGCCAACTGGTAAAAAGTCCATGTTTGTGCGTGTCTGGATACAGACAAACGCTCTCGTTACTTTGAATCGAGGCCCTAGTCCGCAACCTCCACAGACCGCTCAACCACAGTAATGGGAGCCGGTGCCTCTGGCGGTAGGGGCTTCGCTTTCTGCTCTGCAATAAAATCCTCGTTGACACTGGCCCAGCACCCCGGCATTCCTTGGCAGCTTGCCCCCTTAGCCGAATACTCCGCGTGCGGCGGCATGTCGCTCGGCATTGTCAGTCCTTCGGCCTTGCAATACTCCCTCTGCTCTTGGACTGTGCGGATGCGGACGGGCTCAGGGGAGCCATCCACCATACGGCTACTTCTGACCCGATAGGCGACGTGCCCGCCGTCCTCTGTGGGGTTCTGGGTTACGCATCCCGGCTGGTTGTACTTGTCGAGAGTGCCCAACCAGATGGCGTGGGAGATTGAAGGTATAAGCTGCGTCGGATTGCCACACTCCACACAGTTGGGCATCGTAGCGCCAATCTTCGTAAAGTAGGCTTCCCAGACTTGCCCCTGCAAGTAGCATCCTTCGTGAGCGCAGGCGAACTCGTAGATGGGCATTAGCCCGCCACCTCTACAGGGGCCTCAAGCGCCTTCGCCCGATCCACGGCCTTCCGTGCTTCCGTAACAAGTTGCTGGATACCCTTCTCAACCTCCGCGCCGGTTGGGCGGTCAAGCGAATAGGCCCAATTGTTCTCCATGCCGATGGAGAACATATCGTCGATAAGCTCCTCTGGCGTGCGGCCCATCTCGGCAGCGCGATCTTTAAGCGGCTGTACCCAAGTTGGGTCCAGCGTCAAGAGAAACGTGTGGGAGCCGTCCTGGATATTGCGGCTTGCCCCAACGGCATTCACAACGTCGCTGCCGTTGCTGACTGGCTTTTCGACAGTTTCCTCAATCTTCTTGACCTGATCGGGCGACAGCATGACGCCGCCGTTAGCATAATTCTCAAACCAAAGCCGTGCTCTGGTAGCCAGCCAATCGGTGAAGGGGACATCTTTCAGGGAGTCCTGGAATTGCTTCGCAGTTTCCTCCCGAAGTACGAGCGTCAAGGGAATATGGATAGACGGCTGGACGGGCATGGTTGACCTTTCTACGAAACAATACCGGGGGCCTAAGCCCCCGGCTTGCACTCTTGCAAGAGTTACTGGCTGACGGGCGTGCCGAGCGTAATGGTCACGCCGGTATCGGCACCAGCGACCACATCAATCAGGTCGGTGGCAACGATGGCCGCTGCGCCAGTGGCAGCCGGAGTGATCGTCACCGTGAACGTAACGCCGAGTGCGAGCGTCGAGCTAGCCACCAGGAAGCCGGAGGCCACGCTGCCAGCTACAGGAGTCGCGTCGGGCACGACGGCCAAAGAGGCGGGCATGGACGAAATGGCAGTCACCACATCGCCGGGCTGGAGGGTTGTCGGGTTGTTGTCTACGTCGGTGACAGCCACCGCATACGAGACCTTCTGTGCATCTTGAAGTTGGAAATTAGCCATGTGAACTCCTATAGGATTCTATTTCTGTGGTTGCGGTTTCCCGAGAGTGATTTGCAACTTCACTGGCGGTCCTGGTATGTAGAAAACGGCCTTCTCGATGACTGCGAGACTGTCCGTGATCTGAGCCAGCGTAAGAACTTGAGCCTCGCCTTGCTGCTGGACGAGGGATCGCACGGCAGCAATCTGAGCCGAAAGCCCCGACTGCACTACTTTGACCTGTGAGGCCAAATTGGCTTGGTTCGTTAGCACATTTCGCAGTAGGGCGATGATCTGGTGAACCAAGTTTAGAATTGTCATCATACGATTTTCTCAAGGAGACCGTCGCCTTTAGGCGACGGAGGATGTCAAGAGAAGCAGCATGGTCTACCCTCCGTGGATTGGCGCTCCAAACAGTTTCCAGCCAATCATGAAGAACAACACGAACTGTAGCAGGTAAAACCCCGCCCACTTCATTGGGTACGGCTGATTCGGCACGTACTGATTCCAGCAGCCGAAGATCAACCAGAAAAGCATCAAGATCCAAAACGCCAGACTTATTCCCATAGTAGACTTATCCTTTCGTTACGGAGACGGTATCGTCTTTACTGAGTTTGAGCAGGGGCTCGGGTGGCGGTTTGACCGCCATTCGATAGAATCCTTCCTGCATCCCCACTTGCGCGGCAGAGTGCAGGATTACGGAAAAGATAGCCGTCGCGGCTGGGATCTGAATGATGAGCGTGCCGCCCGATGTCCAGCTTCCCGTCATGTTGACGATGGCCAACGTTCGGTTGATGGTGTCCGTTCTCGCCGTGAGCCAGGGGAACCACGGCGATCCCTTGAGCCACTGTAACAGGTAGACCAGGATGATACTAATGCCCGCTTGGCTGCCGAGTTCAGTTGAGAGCATGACTCCTTCTTTATGCGGACACCGTAGCCAGATCGTCCGTCAATGCGGCGATGTCGAACCCAGCCGGGCATTGCCCGTTGTCGGCGAGCCAGTCTTGCGAGATGACCACATAAGCCTCGTCGCAATAGGCCTTCATGAATGTGGCGTCGGTTGCCATCAATCCGCCCCACGTAACTGTCTGGTAGAGGTCTAGGTTTGGGTCCAGTGTGGCGTCTGCCTGACCGACGCAGTGCCCGCCCCAACTACCGGGTTCCCAATCTCCGCTCAGGTCGGATGGGATATTACCCCAGAAGTTAGAATTCTGCATGGCGACAGGAAGGTTTACGCCATCGAAGGTCGAACCGAAGAGCCAAAGGGCCGCGTTGATTTCGTCGGGATCGGCTAAGTTGATCTGCGCGAATGCACCAATCTTATGCACAACGCCGCCGATGGTGATGCCCGTGTTGCGCCAGTAGTTCAACGCGGTCAACATATCGCATCCGTTGTCGGTTGATGGATCGCCGGGAACATAGCCGCCGATGGCTGAGTACAGCGAAATCACTTCGGCATCGCTCGGCACCGGCATAGGATGGCCCGCATTGGCGGCGTGCTGCATAACAGTGTGGAACATTTCCGCAGGGACGCAGCATCCTAGCGTGTCGTTAAGCAGCATCCGATACCCACCAACCCGAAGTACTGCTGTGCTATACCGGACGCTCTGCGGCGTGGGCGGCAGCTTCCCTATGGTTAGGTACTTGGTGAGCTTCAGATTGCGATCATCAGGCGGACTCGGGTTCCGACCGAGCTTCCATGTAAATTCTGGCATGTTCACCAACCTTTCCCAATCATCAGCGTGGCGATCACTTGGTAGTTGGAGTTGTTGTTCACGCTGCTTTTGACGAACCGCACCGGGAGCGCGATTACCCAGCCCCGCGGTAGGCGAACGACGGGCATCTCGCCGCCGCTCCAGGTCCAGCCCGTGTTTGCGCCCGCCCAGCTTACCCCGGCGCCAGTGACCGTGTACAGGTCCAGCCACCCGGCTGTGAACAGCTTCTGGGCTAGACCTGGCGCAAAGTTAGTGGCGACGTTGCCCGGCTTGGTCGAGGCCGGGATCACGTCCAGGCTGGAGAAGAACCAAGAGTTCCCGGCGACGACATGCGCGTAGACCGCCGTTCCCGCCAGTGCAGAGGCTGAGGTATGGTTGTACGACACCCCCGCCGCAGCGAAGTTGTCTTGAGGAAGGGCTAGCGGGGCTAGCCCCAACGCAAGCAACACTAGGAATACCGCGCGCATAGCCTACTTCTTGAGGTTGTCGATGGCGATTTGAAGATTCAGCGCCCTGGTCTTGACGTCGGTAAGGTGGTGCCGCGCTATCTGGTGAGCCCAGCCGGTGGCGGGGAAGGACACCGCAGTCCCGCGATAGGCAGGCTGGAACGCCCCTGCCGTCGCTGGCGGATTGATTTCGTTTAAGAAAGCGTTGATCGCATTTATCACAGGGACGGCATACACTTGGGCCGCAGGAGGCAGAACTTTGAGCGCTTGAAGGGAATTAGCGAAGTACGCGGTGATCTTCAGCGCCTTGATCGCGTTTGTGTCCGAAGACGCTATCTCTGCGGCGGTCTGGGTGTAAGCAGCGGGAACGTCAGCAATCGCACCCTCAAGCGGGCCTGCGATGTCGGCGGGGATCGTGTTGTTTGCGGCCAATGCCGCCACCAGCAACTCCGTAGCCGCTACGCTACCCTCCAGGGTGGTTAGGATCTGGGAACCAGTGCAGCCGGTTTGGGTGAGCATGGCAGCCGCCGCGAGTACGGCCAGAAACGGTTTCAGTTTCATTGGGGGACTCCTATTAGGATTTTTCCGCAAAACTAATTGCAGTTCCCGGCACGATAGGGGCGGTCAGGGCAGGCTCATTGAGCACCGTGGAGACGACCGTCACCACCTGCCCACTCCTGATGACCGACGCCACGACTACGTTGGCGTCCGGGTTGATACCCTCGCCGGAAACCTTCATGCCCGGTTTCAGGTTTGCGTAGAGGGCAGGTTCCGTGCGGAAGCACAGGCGCGATCCCGTAACACCATCGCCGATTGCCGCATAAGATGCACCATCCGTGACATCAACGGGGGTGTTTTGCGGAAGGTCGGCGGCTAAAGGAACGGATAGTGTAATCCCAGTCGGCGTGATGGAAGCAATCGTGGCACCTGCGGAGATAGCGTTCCAGTATTGGCAAAGGACCGATTGGCCGACCGCCAGATTCACAATCCCTGCCGGGAATGCGGCCATGTTGAAAACGGTCGTTCCGGCTGGAATCCAGCCCGGCCAGCCGAGAGTAAGCGCATTGCTTCCCGCCGGGGCATCAACGACCGTCAGCAGTTCCAAGAGGAAAGACGCCGGGACGGGGGTGGTCGCGGCCCATGTGGACCGCGTGATTGTTTTCGTTGCCGGGGCAGGAGCCGGGGGCGGGAGCGGGGTGGCCCCAGGGGCGGGCTGGCCGATAAAACCTTGCATCGGATCTGTTGGTGTGGACATTTTTACTCCTTACTTTCTTACGATTGCATTCCTAGTTGCTTCCTCAGGCCGGACTCGATCTCTCCAGCCGGTCCATGGACTACGTTGACCGTGAGTATCGAGGGCTCCGCCCACTCGGCATTGACTTCAATAGTCACGAACATCACCCTTGTCTTGATATTCCAGGCGGCTGGCCCCGTCTCCGTGACGGTCCTGCCGCTCGCCGTGAGTTGAGCGAGTAGATTATCTACCTGTGCCCGAGTTACCGGAGCGATGTCAAACGACGGGTTGTTCATAGTGCTTCCTAACAGCGAATCCGTCTACACTACCTCGCCGTAGATAACCTGACCATTGTAAACAAACTTAAAACTTTGTCCGAACCCCAAACTAGCAGCGGCCATCTGCACAGTATAGGTATAGGGATCGGTAGCGTGTTGCGGCCCGTAAGTCCCGTCGCTGTTTGGGGCTGGTATGGCATAGGTGTTGGCGGGGCTTGTCCCCCAGATCGTTGGAACACCAATGGGGCCTGGAGTAAATATGATCGGCGTGCCAGTCGTGATGGTCGTGGCTAGCGTTGTGTCAAGCTGGAGAAAGGTTGATTGGATTGCGGTGACATGCGTGTTGCCTGGGATACCATCAGCATTGGCCCAAACGCCAGTATAAAGCCCAGCGGTTGAAGGGAAATACAGGACATAGGTACCGGCAGCGCTACCCGCATCGGTAGTCAACGTCCTCTGGCTTGGCATCTGGCTGTGAATCGCACAGATCCCCTTGCCTTGATATACGATGTCCGTCCCACCAGTGTCCTGGCGGTAATTCAAAGTCGAAGTGTATGTCGTCGCTGTATTGCAGGAGGACACGGGATTTTTCTCCTTCCCTATTCCTTTTAGGGGGTCGGGCTATGCCAGCGCCGTCTTACGCCCCTACGATACTATGAAATCGTATTTTCGTCCACCTAGAAAACTTCCATGTCGTTCGGATTATTCCACTCCTGCGATGGGTCCCAATACTGGTTCGCTTCGTCGATAAGATCATCTTCTCCTTGTTGCGACACCGGCGTGCCACTATTATTGTTCCGCGTAATCTCAAGCCTACGGCTCCCACATACCGCACACCGCATCCCTCCAGACTGGACTACTTTGTGATTGGGGTCCATCTGCGGCTGAAACTCTGTCGGGTCTATGTTCTTATCCTCGACTGTGTTGGCCCACCATTCGTTCTGACAGTTCTGGCACTTTATCACATAGACGGCATCTTCTTTTGCCAACTTCGCCTTCGGCGCGATCATCCCCAGGCTGTCGTTCCAATCTCCTTCGTGGGCGGTATAAAGGGCAATCATCGCCGCCATATTCTCGTCATCAAACTCATCTTGGTCGCCACCAGCGCTGTAGGAATCTTCTTCGTTCTTAACGAAGTTTTTCATTTCTTCCGCCAGATTGCGAGATCGGACAAAGAACAATTCCTGCTGTAGCCACCGCTTGAACGTCTGCCATAACCGGGGACGGGAAGACATATTTGTCCACCATCCTAGTTTGTTCGACATGATGTTCATCGAATCCAGGTGCTTCCAGCGGTAGAGATTGGGATACCCCAACTGGTAGCGCAGCGTGCCTAAGCAAATGTCATATCGGTTGCATTCGACAGACATCAGTCCGCTGTTGTAAAGCAAACCAAGATGGTTCAGTTTATAGGCAAACCCAATAGGATCAATCGTGTTTGCCCTCCACGTTGCTACCTGATAATCTCCGCCGCCTGTCGTGCTAAACCGGATAGCGACCCCTACGCTGTAGGCCGACTTGCCGCCCAACCCCTCCGAGAGATCAGCACCTATGCAGTATTCAGCCTCCGGCATGGGCCACTCCCAGATCTTCAGCGGAGTATCGTCGTAAGTGTGATCGAGGTTGCAATCCTCCTGGTAGCAGGAATAAAACCCAGCTTCGTTCTTTGGATTGGTAGTATTACATCCGTGGAATCTTCCAGCCAGATCGAAGTCTCCCTCTGCTATCGG